ACGCCCAAGCGGCGTATTTTTTGGTGCGCAGCCGCCGGTCATCCAGACCATGCGTGCCGCCGTTGATGCGCTTCGTCAGCGCAAGGATCGCAGCATCGTTGACGCCTTGATCGCAGATGGACCAGAGCTTGTTCTTATCGAAGAACCACAGCGCGCTTTCGAAGCACAGTTCACTCGCCACGAGGTCTGGGTTGTCCAGCACTTCTGGCCGACCGACGTAAGATGCAAATGCCGCATAGTTGTCCTTGCCGGTCAGTTGGAGTGCGCCGCGTCCACGGTATTTCCATCCGTCGCCTGAGCTTTCAGGTCCGTTGCCCATGCGATTTGCATAGACACGATTGGCAATCTTCTGCGGCTGCCGCTCGTATGCTCGCGCCAGCGCGTCAGTCGGGAAATATTTACCAAAGATGCCGCGAAGCCCCTTGGCGCCGTAGTTGAGGTTCTCCGAGAACGCCTTGAAGCCTCCGCTCTCATGCGCCGTCTGAGCAAAGAAATGCGCAGCGCGAGCAGGCGACAGCTTATAGTAAGCCGCAGCTTTCTTGAAAGTTCCCGGACCAAACGCACCATCCGCTGTCACTCCGATCTTTTTCTGGAGGTCGATCAAGCTCATTGTCCGTCCTTCTTGTTCCAGAGTTCAAACAACGTCTTCACCTTCTCCTCAACCACGCCGAGACGGACATCCATCTTGGCGAGGATGATCGTCAGAGAGATGAACGCAAGAACGACCGGCCAGAGCTGACCGATCAGTTCGACGGTGGAGAGATTGCCAGCCATTTATGCCGCCGGGTTCCGCCAGTCGGGGAAGTCAGCCTCATCGACCACGCCGTCGCCATTGGCGTCGTAGCGCAGGTCGTTGCGGTACTTCTCCCACGGAGCCATGTCGTCGTCCTCTTCCGGCATGATGACGACCGTGCCGTTGGGGTCGCTGTAATCGGCAGCAGGGGCCACCGGCTCGGGGGCTGTCGGCGGCGTCTCATTCGCTTCCGGCTCGTCCTTGTCACGCGCATTGGCGTTCAGCGACAGGCCGCCCAGCAGGCCGACAAACGCACCAACGATGGTATTAAACGCTGGGCCGATGATCTCGAAGACCTTGCTGCTGTCCACGACATCATTCGGCACAAACAGTCCGACAACCATAGCGACGACGACCACGAGAATGACGCAAGCCAGCGTCACTACAGCCATGCGGATCGTGAACTCGACTGTGTCCTCGATGCCATCCTTGGCGCTTTCCATTCGATCCCAGAAGCTCATGTCAATTCACCTTCATCGCGATTGCAGCCAGCAGGGCTATAATGCCTCCTGCGCTGCCAATCATGACGGCCTCAAGGCGCTTGATGCGCAGGATCGTCTCCCGCCAGCGCTCGGCGCAGACAGCTTCATGCATGGACAGGCGAAGGTTCAGGTCGTCGTCGCTCATTTGAGGTTCCGCAGTTTGTAGATGGTGGAAAGATAGACGTCGGTCACGCCATCGATCAGATTCGCGACTGCTCGGTTGCCCTTGCAGATCGACTCATGATTCTTCTCGATCCACGCCGCGTCGCCTTGAAGGATCGCAAGAATGTCTCCGCTGGTTTCGGGCGCCGGGATGGTCCCGATGAGATCGAACGCGCCCTGATAGGCTTCGACCAGACTGTCGAGCGCCTCGATCACGTCCTCGTAGAAGGAGCCGAGCGCCTGATGCTGAGCATAGCTGCCCGGCCCGGTCGCGCGCCAATGGAAGAAGTGGGCCGCGTTGCGCGCGTGGAAGACCCTGCTGATGAGCTGCTCAATCATCAGGCGATCCGTTCTACCGCGAGAATAATAGACGGAGCCGCTGGGGCTGAAGCTGTGGCGGGGATGTAGTCGAGAGTCACACTGACATTCGCGGGCTGCCACATGACTTCAACATACTGACCAGCAGTAACCTGCTCATAGATAACGATCTGAAAGAATGCGGAACCCCCATCAGCTGCTTTGGGAACGACCATGACCGTCGAAGAATTTGCAATATCAACGCCATTCTTCCGAAGCCAAATGGTCACAGCCTGATCTGACGACCCTGAGTTCGCGAACTGCATGCTTGGCATGATGGCATATATGCCAGCCGCTGCGAACGTGATGCGCGTCAGGGCGCTCCCATTTGAAGTCATCGTGATGCCGGAGCTGAGCGTGGTTGTCGGTATGATGGTGGCGGTCCCAGCGGAGGTGCTGCCCGTCTGATCAGCGGCGCTATAGGCCGAGATGTACGCGCGACCAGTGAGAGAGTTGTAGGGCAGCGCGCTGGCTGAGTTTCCGATATCAGCGGCGGTCGTCTTCACGCTGAAGCCGCCCTGCACCGTTTCAAATAGCTCAGTCCCCGCGAGGGGGGTTGTTGCTGAAGACAGGTCTGTGATCTTCACATTGGTCATTATCTCAGTCCATACAGTTCGTTGAGGTAGTCCGACTCGATATCAGCAATCGCGGTCTGCGCGTTCGTTGCAGCGTCCTGAGTGTCGGGGCGCGGGTTCTGCAGGGGGATGGGGTCTGGCCGCAGCAGAAGGCGCCGGTAATAAGGCTGAGGCACGTCATCGCAGGTGCCGCAGACGCGCAGGCTCAGGCCAACAGGGACGCTGCCGCCGCGATAGTCTTTCTTCTCACGCAGCTCTGTATGCTGGACCATGAAGCCGCAGCCGTCGCAGATCGCGAGGCCGTGCGGTGACTTCCTGTCAAAGCTCGGCCACTCTCTGCGCTTCTTTCCGCGTCCAAACCCATACTGCATCAGTACCCCCACTGATCGATGGTAATGCGGAGCGGAACGCGCTCACGATCCTCGGCCTTAGCGCGGGCATACGAGGCATCAGCCTCGCCCCGAAGGAACTGCAGTCGGTCCGGCGCGAACTTCGTGGCGAGCTTTGCTGCAAGGCCAGATGCAATCGCCTCCATCCAGCGGTTCGGAGCATCGAGCGAATTCGTCATCGCTCCGGCATCCTGCTGGATTTTCATGCGGTAATAGCGCAGCGTCACACTGTTATCCTGCGGCACCTGCCACAGGAAGAGCTGCGGCGTTGACGTGCGCTGGAAGTAATACTGGAACGGGCGGGCGCCGACCTGCGCCTTATTCGGGATCGCGGCGTATTCGCTGCGGCTGATCGGCTGAATCATGATATCGTTATTGATGCCGCCTGAGGTAACGCGGGTGTACGCCTGCAGGATCGACACAGTCTGAACATCAAGCGTATAGCTCTGCTGCCCGGCAACCAATGGCAGGACGACGAGATCGACTTCCCATAGGTTCGGGCCATCATTTGACCAGTCGGAAAAGAGATAGTTGATCGAGCGGCGCGCGCTGTCGATATCCTGAGAGGACAGCGTCGACGGCGCGCGGCCGACACGCTCATAGGCTTCAGTGATGATGTCGATCTGCTCGGATGAACCGAAGTCGTATGTACCGCTGGTCGTCATCACTGCCTCACTTTATCGCTGGGCCTGTATATGCCGAACCTGATTGCTTTGCAATCAAGCCCAAGGAAGCGGCGGAGTCACTACTGCTGGAGATATCTGAATGCTGATTTGCCGCTCAATGTCACCCTTCAGCGCGGCGACGAAATCACTGCCCATTGCATTTTTCACCCAGCCAATAACCTTTTCCTGCGTCAAAGATTCATATGGAGTGAATTCAACATTGTCGGAAAACGAGAGTGACTGCGATCCATATGCACTTCCAGCAAGCTCTCCAGACCGGCCCACCAGCGTCCAGTGCGCAGTGAAGACAACATTGCTGTGGCCGGAATGCTCTGGATGGCAATCGAGCCGAATAATTTTCCAACTGTAAGAAGTGGTCATGTCAGACCCCTTATGCTGAAGTGATCGTTTGCCATGCAGCGCCCGTGTAGACGCAGAGCTTGGAGAGGGTGGTATCGAAGACGACGGTTCCGGCAGAGGCGGCGATGGCGTTCTTCTGAGTGGTCGTCATGTTCGGGAACCGCACACCCCTTGTCGTTGACTGCACATCAAGAAGCGACCCGGATGATGGCGTTGTTGTTCCAATTCCAACGCTACCATACGTATCAATACGCATGCGCTCCACGCCAGATGTCGAAAGCGCAACCGTGCTATTTGTAGCTGACAGCCAGCGCTGGCCTCCAGCGTTTGAGTAGACGCTGGTGTTGTTGCCGTTCACATACGATACACCAGTACCCCACTGGAGCTGCCACGCCTCGTCCAGCTTGATCGCGCCAGCCGATAGCTGAATATTCCCAGATACGCTGAGCTTTTCAGACGGCGCAGTCGTGCCGATGCCCACGTTACCAGTGCTGTCGATGCGCATGCGCTCCGATGGGGTGCTGTTGCCTGCAAGGGTAGTGGCAAAGATCAGGCGTCCGGGGACAGTCGATCCGCTCAAAGCTCCATCGACTTGGCCTCCAATGAAGGCACCATACCCATAACCATTGTTGTTGACGCTGCCGCTGTACCCGGAGAACCAGAATGCGCCAATATTATCGCCGGAGACAGCATTGGTTGGCGATGAGGCTGTCCCCCGCGCCTTGCGCATATAAGTAATCGGAGACGCAGCCGAGTCGTCATTTTTCGTGACGCTCATGTCCCCATCGGCAACCGATAGCCTATATGCTGGAGCCGTCGTCCCAATCCCCGCATTGCCTGAGCTGTCAATGCGCACCTTCTCAGAGCCACTGATGTTGAAGCGGTGCTGCGCCGCATCATAGACTGTATCGACAAATGTGGCGCCGGAACGGCTATAGCTCTGGATCAGGTTGGCCGTGCCGGAATATGCAGGGCCGAACTCAAGCCCGCTCGCTCCGCTGTTGGAGACGACGAACTTATACGAGGGGGTCGCCGTGCCAATCCCGACGTTGCCCGAGGCGAGAATGCGCATGCGCTCTGTGGAAGCAGTGTAAAACTGGAACGTATTCGCGTACTTGAGGTAATCGACGTAGGCCGAGCTGGCGTCGTTGACGGCCAGATACGTCGCGGATGTGCCCGAGAACGAAAACAGATGGTTCACGTCGGTCGTAGGGCGAACGTGCAGCTTCGCGCTCGGCGAACTCGTACCGATGCCGACGTTCGTGCCGGTGTCGTACACCACAGACGCAGTGACAGCCGAAGTACCGTTGCCCTTGACCAGATAGCCCGAAGTAAGCGACGCTGCTCCCGTGCCACCATTGACGACTCCCAGCGTTCCCGCCATCGTGATCGTGCCGGACGAGGTGACTGGGCCGCCCGAAAAGCTCAGGCCGGTCGTGCCGCCTGAGACATTAACAGAAGTGACCGTCCCAAGCGCGCCAGCCGAAGACGCCATCAGCTTGACAGTGCCGCTCGCGTTCTTGAAGTACAGCTTTTCGTCGGTAAGATTGATCGCAAGTTCACCAGCGGCAAGGCTGCCCGCGCTCGGCGTCGCCGCCGCAGTCGTCGTGCGGTAGAGCTGGATGGGGGTGTAGCCGCTCTGCGACATCGGAAAGCATCTCCTTCATGCCGCTCAGGGGCGGCTACCGTGAACTCATCCTACACGTTAATCGGCGGCAAGGATAGGCCACACATAGTCATACGGGAAGCCCGGCTGCGACGGGAGGTCGCGCAAGGCCTGACGGTACGCGAGGTAGTTTGCTGGAACCGCAGTCCCCTCCTCGAATGCGCGGGTGATCACCCAGTCGCAGCGCGTCAGGGCGCTGTCGCGAGCGTCGCGCATATTGAACTCGGCGAGGCCGCGATCCAGCTCATGCGCGATGTAGGAGATGGTAACACTGCCATCGTCGTTGTCCGAGAAGGTTGTCTGAAACCAATGCGTCCGACTGCTCTTTGCCGGAGCTGGCCCAACCACCGCGCGCTTGGCGCTGCACAGGGCAAGGTCGATATCCGATGGCTCATCCGGAATTTCCAGATCAGGGTTTTCGCTGCGCATTTCCTCAATGGAGTAGGGAAACTTCTGCAGCTCTCCGTCTACGATTTTAGCGTACATTTACGTGCCTCACAGGAAGGAGTTATCGAGAAGTGTTTGCAGCGCCATATTGCTCGGCGTCAGGCTCATAAGGAACTGACCGTTCGAGCTGTTCTGGGAGAATCCGGAAGTAAAATCCGAACCAGAAAAATATGTCGATAGCGATCCGTTGATGTTGAATTGAAGTTGATTCACGGTGAATCCAGAAGCGGGTATTGTGTCCGCAGATGCGAACGCAATATAATAACCACCCGGCTTCACAACGAGTACGCCCCTCTGGCCACTGCTATTTGTGTACGTCGACCCAGAGGTGTAGACGGTGATCGAGGGATTGTTTATGCCAAATGCGTTTGTTGCATCGACCGGCCTAAAGCTATTCGAGTTGATCGCATTCTTGCTGGCAAGGAAGATAGCCTGCATGCCAGAATTGTACATATTCAACCCATAACAGGTGACCGTAGAATCATAGACGCTGAACGTGCTGGGACCGCCGAAGTCAGTGCCGCTCATGTAGCTGGTCATTGTTGAGGTTGTGTCAGTGACCTGTATGGAGCTGACCGATGTCGACGTGACAAGGTACCCGCCAGTAGAGTTCCAAAAGAAAAATGCGCCATACGTCCCGGCGCTCACTGTGTGCCCAATAAGTGGCCTCGAGTAACTGATGCCGGGAGTGGCGTTGGAAAACGCACCTGAAGTCGTAGATACACTCAGCAGATTAATCGTCGGGCCGCCGGATGCCGCGATGGTGATCGCGCCCGATGCGTTCGTGATCGAAATGCCCGTGCCAGCAGTGAGTGTGGCGAGGTTGTAGGTGCTAAAGCTAGTGCCGATCAGAAGCTGCCCGGAAGTCGGCGACGAAGTCGTCCCAGTGCCGCCCTGATAGGTCTGAACGGGGGCGCTGAGCGGAGTATAGCCAAGGGCGCCCGTCACATCAGAGGAGCTAAGCGTGACCGCGCCCGTGCGCGTGTTGAACGACGTTACGCCGCCACCACCACCGCTCGCTGCGATTGTGATCGATCCAGAGGCGTTGGTGATTGTGATGCCGGTCCCTGCTGTGAGGGTCGTCCGCGTAAATCCGCTTCCGTTGCCAATGTCGATCTGACCATTGGTCGGAGTCGCCGTGAGGCCCGTGCCGCCATTGCCGACAGCAAGAGTGCCAGACACATGCGTGGTAAGGCCGACCTTGCCCCACGACGGGGCGACGCCGACGCCGCCGGAGATTAGCGCGTTGCCGGTGGCCACGTCAGCCAGCTTCGAAAGCGCTGTCGTGGTCGAGGCGTAGAGGAGATCGCCAACAGCATAGCTGGTTTGGCCCGTGCCGCCATTCACTGCGGCCAGCGTGCCGCCTAGCGTGAGCGTTCCGGAAGCGGTGATCGGTGAGCCAGTGAACGTCAGACCAGTGGTGCCGCCGGACGCGGCCACGCTGGTGACGGTGCCCGCCGGGGAGAGAGCGGCAATGCTCGCTGCCGTGACCTTGAAATTTGCACCAGCCCGAGCAATCGGAATCTGGTCCGTTCCCTGCGCGGGATCACCTGCGGTAAGGGCGCTGATTTTGGTATCGGGCATCGGTTACTCCAGCAAAATCTTAGAGCCATCTTCTAGCAGGAGAAATGACCCGTCTTCCATCAAAAGTGCAGGCGCTGAGGGAGGAGTCCCACCATTGCCATTGATCAATCCGGGCGACCCGCCGTACAGGCCGGAGTTCCCGCCATACAGGCCGGAGTTCTGGGACAGCCCGGAACCTTTGGCGAGCCCGGCCATTATTCCTGCAGCCCGGCCTGAGTAACCGTCAGCGTTGCAGAGCCAGTCCCGCTATTGAGCTGGAGGCGAATCGCAGTGGGGATATACGCATAGTTGCCCTGACGGTTGACGGTCTGCGCGACGAGGTTCGTGTCGGGGTGATCAAACCAAGTGATCGTCCCGCCGTTGTTCGGGTTGTCGAGGGTCTGCTGAACAGTCCAGTTCGCGGTGCCGCTCACCACAACCTGAAGGGAAACCTCAGGGCGGCCATGATAGTCCATGATGATGGGGTTTGACGTCTTCACCGACACAGATGCGTCGGAAAGAGTTTGGACGATGGGTCGCATTTCAATGGCCTCCAGAATTCATCTATCGAAACTTAGCTGTCTTTTTGGCTACCGACTCGGGCTGCTTTACAAACTGCTTTCCCTTTGCCGAACCCTGCTTCTTCGCCCTCGTTGTAGCAGCATATTCAGCCGGTGTCAGCGACTGAATGGCTTTCTTCGGGAGATACCTTTCACCTGTCGCCTTCGGGCCTTGGGTCGACGGCTTGCCAGACTTCGTTCCCCAGTCCTCCTTGGTCCACTTGGTCAAGGATTTCTGCGCCTCAGTCTTCGGGCCAGAATACCCACCACCAGACTCTTTGTATTTCTTCGTGGCAAGCTGTGCCTTACGCGCCGACCACTGGCCCGGCTTACCGCCCTTGCCCTCAGCCTTGATGGCTGCGACGAGCCGCTTCCATTTCGCCTCGTCCGTCCTTGCCATCCTACTTGCCGCCAAAGCTCTTCAGAGTTTCAGCGAGCCGAGCGCGCTTGCCGGTGATGCCGGGCTTCTTCGCTGCGGCTGCGAGCTTCGCTGCCGGGATGGGTTTACCGGGCTTTGCGCCAAGCTCCTTGCGGAGGGCGCCCTTCTTACCGATAGCTTCGGCGATCCAGTTCTTTTTTCCGCGCATATCAGCAGTTCCACGCTTTGAGTGATTTGTTGATCCGGCTGTTCGGATCGTTGGCCGTCTTCTCGCTGGTCAGCTTCTTCTTCATGCCCTTCATCCGGGCGCAGAAGCTGTCGCGGCGAGGACCACCCTCTGGCTGCGGGCGCTTCAGGTTGCTTCCGGTCGCGGCATTGTACGCCTTCCGGCCAGCCTCATTGAGGCCGCCCTTCGGGTTCTTGTGCTTTGCCTTGAACTGGAAATCCTTCTTCGCTCGCATCTCGACCTCCATATGAGTGGGGCGACCGAAGCCGCCCCAATCAGTTAGGCTTGGGTGACGCCATAGAGGCCCGTCTGCGTGTCCGGGTCTTTGACGAAAATCCAAAGCGTGTAACGCTTCGAACCGTCCGTCGCAGTGGCCGGAGCATACGTGCCACGCACGTCGCCAGTGGTCGTGGTCGCCGGGCTGGTCGTGACCGCAGCGGCCAACGTGCCAGTCGTGACGAACGCGCCGTTGACAGCGGTCTGGACGTAGTTGCGGCTATTGACCGCATACGGCAGGCCAAGAATGTCGGTGGTGCCGACAGACGCATTGCCAGCCAGTGCAGCCGAAATGTAGACCGAGCTGATCGTGAGGAAGGCCTTCTTGCCCAGCACCGGGGTGGTGCCGTTGAAGGCGATCAGCTCACTCATCGGCTGGCCGTACATGTCCTTGCCCGAGATCAACGCAGTTTGCGTCGTGTCGCCAGCGCCAGTCGAAACGATCTGGAGCGCGCGAGGAACGTCGACACTGGTTGCGGCCAAGGTCAGATTGCCAGCAGCCGCGACAGCCTGAGCTGCTGCAATTGCCGTTGCCGAAAGGGCTGCAGGAACAATGTCGTAGACATAGATCGGCGACACCTGAGCGCCCGGAAGCGCCTGAGTCGTGAACAGCCGACCAACACGGACGCCATCAGAGAAATGAGTCATGGATTTTCTCCTAAGTTAGGGGTGGCCGAAGCCACCCCATTGTCCGATTACGATGCGCCCTGCGAACCCCAGCCTGCGCGGAAGTTCGAGCAGCCGAACGAATAACGCTCAATGGCCTTCGCCTTGAGGTTGTCGGTGTCGAAGTCCGTGTAGACGTCGGTTTCGAGTGCTTCACGTTCATAGTACTTGAAGCCGTTCGGGGCGTCCGTCTGGAGGAACCAAGAGTTGGTGTCCGTCAGGAACATGTTAACGCGATGACCCTGCGGAACCGCCGAGTTGTTGTAAATCGCGTTGATGTCGTTGTTCGCCGTGTCGACGCGGAACTGCGACTGGAGCAGGCGGGTGGCCGTCCACTGCAGCTCAGCCGGAACGATCAGCTTGGTGGGCTTCGTCATGATGCGAAGACCGGCTGCGTCGCGGAAGCGCTGAACGCCGACGATGGCGTCCTGCAGCGACGTTTCGTTCAGGTCAGCCTGCACCGTGAAGGTGTTGGCAACCACGCCGTTGTCGATGGGGTGCTGCGTCGAATACAGCGGCTGACCATCGCCAATCGGGAAGTTTGCGCTGAAGCCGTTGTTGAGAACGGATGCACCGAGGACTTCCTTGGTCTGTTCCATCGACTGACGAAGAGCCTTCGCCTGAAGCGGGAACGACGACTGGTACAGGTTGTCCTTGATCGCCTGACGGGTGATGATGAAGCCAATCGAGGTGTAGCGGTTGACGTAGTTGGTCACATAACGCTGACCCATTTCGCCATACGCCGTCGAAGCGCCTTCAGCCTTGATCTGAGCCAGACCGAGGAGCTTGACTTCGACTTCGATTTCCACGGCCTTATCGGACGTGTGCTTCTCGAAGATTTCCGACCACTGACCGGGGTACATCGGGTAGTCGCCGAAGACGGCGGCCAGACCGGGACGGAGCAGGTCGCGGATTGCGGTGGTATTAATTGCCATGAGTTGTCTCCCTGATCCCGCTATTAGACGCCAGTGACGCCAGCGCGGTAGCGACCGTTGTTGATCGTGACGAGCCAGTTTGCATAGGCACCGACAGCATTGCCCGGAGTCGGGTCAAGCGCCAGAATCTTGCAGTTCAGCGTGTCGGTCGTGGCTTCAGTCGCGTTGTTGATCGAGAAGCTCGAGTTGCCCGTAGCGGTGTTGCCGCCCGAGCCCGCGTAGAAGTTGATGTTGAGGCCGACGTCGCTGAGGGCGAGCGGGGTACCAGCAGCGCCGGAGCCGTTCGTTTCCTGAACCGAGAACACCGTGTTCGGATCGTCAATGACGAGCGCTTCGATGCTCGAGCCGGTCTGAACGACGGTGCCGCCGGGCCAGTACGACTGGAACTTCGCAGTGCCGGTGCTGTCGATATACTTGACGCCCCAGAAAATGCCGTTGATCGCCGAACCGGCGACGCCGACACCGAGGGTGCCATCAGCGAGAACTGCGACGGGATCGCCACGGAACAGCGAAGTCGCGTAGCCGCTGGTGATCGGGTAGGGATTGGTTGCGCCGGTCCATGCCGAGCCGTCGAGCTTCTTGACGGGCTGGAAACCGTTGGGCGCATTCGTGCCGTAAGACATAGGATTTCTCCAAAATGCGGTTGAGGGTTTTTGCCGGTACGTGACGGCGTCGAACATGCGCTGACCTGCGCTCAGGAGCCGGTACGTGACGGCCATCGGGTTCAGCGGGTACGTGACCGCTATCGATTGTTGCAAAAGTATCGCAAAACCGGGGATCGGTCAACGACAATAAAAAGCCCTGCCAAGCCGAAGCCTGACAGGGCAGTTGCCACAGCGCAGAACCCAAGCACTGTGGACCGGAGCTTAGTCCTTGAAGGAGGTGACGCGCTCGAATGCGACGCCACTTTCGCGGTCCTCGAACCTCGGAAGGTTCGGGTCCGACTGCCCGGTCCATGCCACGTCCTGCAGCATTTCGATGTTCTCCAGATCGCGGTCGTGACGACGATCTGCGACGTCCTGAGAGAAGCACTCGCAGAGGATCAGGCCGCCGCGACGGATCACGGAAACCTCCACGCCCTCATAGCCGGGGAGCGGAGGCGGGACCATTTCAGGATGACGCGAGGCAGGAACGGGCGACCAGCCACGGATCATGCGATCCGTCATGTTGTCCGGATCAGGCTCATTGAGCGTGGACTCGCGGACCCAAGCATAGTCGACGCCATCGGGAATTTTCTCCGAAGGGACGTAGAGCTTGGACTGGAAGTGCGTTTCAGGGCGCTTCCGCGCACCGGCTTCGCGGGACTCAGAGGCACGGGTGGTGCCAGAACGGGTTGTGCGTGCCATCTTCAGTTTCCTTTAGCCTGTTTCATCTTCTGAATTGCGAAGTATTTCTCCGCCTCCTTGTTATCCATGCGCTTGCCGTTGGGGCCTTTGATGGCGCCGGACGCGGCGAGCTGATGGGCAAGCTGACGCTCGGCCTGAGACAGAGTGACAGTGCGGGCGCTCTTCGTCGGCTGGCCGGGTACGCCGGAGCGCTGGACCGGGGCCACATTGGTATTGCGGTTCATGGGCGGGGCCTTTCGTGACGGGACATTCTCTGCCGAGAAGGCGTCAGGAAATTCCTTCATCATGTGCCGGTCGATCTCGGTGAAGTAATCCACCCCACCGATCTCATCCTGACGACCCTCCGAGCGATAGCGGCGCTCGATGCGGCGCGCGTAGAGGGTGGCCTCTTCGTGCATCTCCGCGTCGAAGTCCGGGCTTTGCGGCTGGAACCAACTGTTGTTGCTGACCCATTCCATCGTGCGCGGCTCGAGCGTCGGCTGCACCTGCGTCGGCTGCTGGACAGCCTGCTTTGGCTGCGGCGTGGACATCTGCTGCTGAGCCTTCCAGCTCTCGATGCTGCCAAGGTCGGACTGGACCTTGTAGTATTCGCCCTGCAGCTCAACGATCCGCTCGCTGTCGCCAATCGAGTGGGCGTCGATGAGCTGCTGCTTCAGGACTTCTGCCCGGCCCTGCAGACGATGCTCGTAATGCGTCATCATCGCAGAGTCCGACTGCTTACGCAGTTCGGCTTCCTGATTCAGGCGGCTCTCGAGTTCCTGTGCGCGACGCTCAGCTTCCGCTGCGCGACGGGCCATCTCCGCGATCCGCTTGTCCGGCGAGCGCTTGCGCTTCGGAGCCTCCTCAGCAGGAGCCTCTTCAGCTTCGACCTCGCCGCCCTCGGCGTCCTGTTCTACCGGCTCACCATCATCAGCCGCTTCAGCATCGGCATCTTCCCCACTGAGGTCATCATCAGTGATCTCGATGTCGATCTCTTCACCCTCTTCGCTTTCACCGCCGAGGTTCTGATCTTCAAGCTCTTCATCCATTTACCGTCTCCCAGTCGTTGGCGAGGATATCAGACTGGCTGGCAAGCCAAGGCACTGTCTCTCCATCTGCCGTAAACATCACAATGAACGAGCGGCTCAGGGGCTGCGTCAGGCTGTCGAGGTCATGGTACGTCCCAGACTTCGCCAGCTCGACCCACATTCCCTTGCCATTCCATCCCGCGCGAGCGATGCGGTCGCCCATCTTCAGGCACGTCAGTGCTGCTGAAAAGTCCATGTTCGGCATCAGAACTTGTCCGCCGCATTGCCAGCCATGACGTCTTCGGGGCCAGCGATCACAGCCATGACGCGGTCATCGGGAAGCAGGGCCATCGCCACGCCGCGATACGACACCATTGTCGACTCATAGCGCGGGATCAGAACCCAGTCGCCGACCTTGCACCACGGGCCGCTGCGCTCGAACTTCTCGCCCTGATACGCTTCGGGGCCGACACCGCAGACGAGCGCCGACACGGACGAATACTTGTCCTCAGCGCGCACGGTGTCCGGCAGGTAGAGGGTGACCTCAGTGCCGTCCGCCTGCGTGATCGTCTTCAGCTCTTCGGGGCGCACGTAGATTTTCACGGCGACCAGATATCCTGCGGGGCGCATGTCGAACGGCTTGCCGGTCATTTCGACAAAGTGCTGATTGATCAGCTCAATCGCCTCAGCTTCTTCGTGCGGCTCGATGTTGGACATCTTCATGCCAAATACGTTTTCCATCAGTAGGTGCTTCCTCTTTCTTGCTCCGGTTTCGGCTCTTCATCCGGCTGCATCATGCGCTTGTATTCCTCAGCGATGATCTCGATGACAGCCGTATACGCGCGCGTCAGCGCATTACCCTCAAGAACCATGAGGGCAATCTCTTCCGCCGTTGCGGCGGGGATATAGGTCGCTCCGTGCGATGCGGGGCGAAATCTGGCACTCAATGAATATTCGACTGAGCGATCACGCAAAGCGTTGACCCGCTCGGTCACCCTTCTCCGCAGTTCATCTGCGCTCATATGTGTCTCCGGTTTTTATGTGACGGTCATTACCCGGACCGTCACGGGTATTCAATTACATTCCGCCGATGCCCTTCTTCGGGGTGACCGCCTTCAGGATTTTCCCTTCCGGCGACATCATGCCCTTGCGGACCTTGCCAGCACCGCCCTTGGCGAGCTTCGACGCGGCCTCGTCCATTTTGATCGGGCCGCCATCCATACGCTTGATCGGCGCCTGACCCTTGCGGACCTTTCCGGTGCCGCCGACTGCGCGCTTCACCGGCTTCATCATGCGCTCAGCGCGCTCCATGCCAGCCGATTCCGACGCTTCGTGCTTCATCATCGCAGCCTTCGACGGATAGCTCTCGCCGGTCGCCTTTTCCTTCACGGGCTTGCCCACTGCGATCATGATGGCGAGGCCATCCTTCTTCGCCTTGCCGCCCTTCTTCATACCGCCCATTTCGGTGGCGAGCTTGCGGGCCGTGTCGGACGAGGTGTGAACCTTGCCGCCCTTCTTGTAATTGCCAGCGGCCAGACGCGCGGCGACGCGCTGATCCGTGACATTGCCGCCATCAGCGTACTTGCCGCCGCAGGCCATGCCCTTCACAGCGCCGCCGACCTTGTACGTCGGGATCGGGCGCGCATTGGCCCGCTGCTGGAGAGCGACTGCGCCGTTCTTTGCGAGCGGCTGGACCTTCATCTGGTCCATGAATTCTTTGCCGAAAGTGGCCCGAGCTTTCGCCCGCATGTTATCGTCCATCATTTTGACCTCCAAGAAATTGCGTGGCAAAAGGTTGCGGCGGCGCGGGGTTGTCCGCCAGATCGGCAAACACCCGAAGCGTTGCCGTCCGCTCTCTGGCGGCTGTGTCCGCCATCTCCGATGCTGCTGTGATCTCGGCCACCTTCTCGCGAGACTGGGCGTCAATGACGGCCTTTTCCTTCTTCTGCGCAATCTTCTCGCGCTCGATCTCGACAAACGGATCGGGCTGTGCGGGCTGCGGCTTATACTGCGGCGCCAACTGCTGCATTGCGCGTGCCACTGCAATCGCGATCTGGTTCTCGATCTGCGGCGGCATGGGCTGGCCCGGCGGTGGCAGCGGCTGACCGATGAGCTGCTCGACCTGAATGCGCATCTTCAGGGCCAGATGCTCGTTGATGTGCGCCTGAAGCGCCGGGTTGTCCGACGCAATGGGAGCATGCGACGCGATGTGCGCGTCGTGATCCTGATAGAGCGCCGCTTTCAGGGGCAGGCCCATGATCGCGTTCTGGTTCTCCGTCAGAGGGTCCAGCGGCTGCGCGCCCTTGGGGTCGGGCAGGAGGATCAAGTCGATCTTCTCCGGCGGGATGCCCATCTCAGCGTACATCTGGCGATAAGCCTCGCGCAGATTGTGCTTGTCCGGCTGCTGCGTGGCGAAACGAAGCAGGGCCTCCGCACGCATCAAGCGCTGCGCAGAGGATGCGACGTTCGGATCACTGGTCGGGATGACGTCGATGCTGTCAGAGAAATCCTGACGCATGATCGCAGCCATGCCGCCGCGCACCGGGAAGGGGTACGGGGTGTCGGGCAGGTATTTGCCGAACAGCTTGGCGATCTTCTTCAGCTCGCGGTCGAATGCCTTGTGGACGCGCTTCAGCGTGGCCGACTGCAGCCGCGTCGCGGCCTCCATCAACGCAACAGTCGTGCCCACCGGGGCATCCTGACGCCCTTCTCCGACCGCAATCTCTGCGGTGTTCGCAAGGTTGCGCGCGCCCTCATAGGTTTCCTTGAGGAGCTGCAGCGAAACTTCCGATGGCTCCTTATAGGGCATCGGCATGATGGCATTCTGGATCGGCAGGCCGCCGGTATCGATCTCGCGGAACTCGGTCGGGCCGATGCCGAGGTTGTTGTCCTCGATCCGCATGCCCTTGACCCGCAGGCCGCCGGGGAAATTGTTCAGCGTGCCCGCGTCGATGAGCTGGCGGCGCACAGACGTCGCCGTTTTTGCCGAGTTGCCGAGCAGATGCGAGTAGCCGAGGCCGTAGAAGCCGAGGCCGGGCATGAACTTGTAGTGAGTGAAGTACTCCTGACGCTGGAACGTCGGATCATTCTCCTCATAGTTGCGATAGATCGACAGAATCTTGCGCGTGTTCTCGTCAATCGACACGATATACGGCAGCGGAATGCCGTCCTCGTTTTCAAAGCCCTTGAGGTTCAGGTCTACATAGACCTCGTAGACGCGATACTCTTCGACGCCCTCGGCGCCCGGCTCAACACCCTGAATGCCATCGACTTCAGCCTGAATTGGCGTCTGCGACGGAACTTCCAGCTCCGGATCGCCAATGTCGATGTCGCGGTACACGCCGGAGAGCTGGGCCAAGCGGAAATTGCGCTTCGACATCGGCGTGATGTGGCAGAAACGCTGCGACGTCGCGAGATCAGTCGTGCTGTACGAGACAATGAAGTTGTCCGGCGTGACGAAGCGGCTGACCGGGCGACCGAGGATGCGATCCTGATAGGTCTTCTTGAACGTGGAGCCGACGAGCGCCAGCCAGAACAGCATCTGGTCGAACTCTTCGTAAAATTCCTGAGCGATATCAGTGAGATAGAGGTTCATGAACTCCTGAACGCGCGACGCCTGCGCCTCCAGCTTCTCGTCCGCTACGCCCACGATCTGGGTTTTGACTGGTCCGGAGGCAGGAAGCATTTCGCTCATCGCGACCGCCTGCCACCGGACCACCGCCTCTGCCATGAGGGGATCGAACACGCCGCAAGCCCCCTTGAACGGCGTTGACCTGTCCTCGAGCTTCAAGCCAAGCAGCTTGATGCCCTCAGTCATTGTGGTTTCCCACTCCCCACGGCTCTCCCTGTCCTCCGCCACCCCTGTGAGCAGCGTCTCGGCCAGACCGTTGAGGTCCATATCCTTCATGTAATTCGCGAGATTGGAGTCATGCTCCGGGGTTTCCGGGCCTTCCATCTCAGGATCAAAATTGATCTCGACGCCACCGTCGTCGGTTTCCGTCATCTCTGCGCCGTCAACCATCTCAACGCCATCGTCATCGAGTTCGACGTCGACCGGACCCTCAGGCGCTTCGACGTCAACGCCGCCAATGCCCTCATACTGAGGGCGGAGTGTGTCGGCGATGGTGGTTGGTTTTTTGGCCATGCTCGCGAATTATCAGAGGCGACCCCCTTGCGCAAGTGATACCGTTCTTCTATCCCCCGCGAGGCGGGGTGGAGCAGTCTGGTAGCTCGTCTGGCTCATAACCTGAAGGTCGTCGGTTCAAATCCGACCCCCGCTACCACCCCTCAGTAGAACTCGACTGCCTCCAGCGGCGTATCGTACCGTTCTTCTCGCGGGTCTTCGGTATTCTGCACCCACCCGGACTGTTTGATACGCAGGAACGCCATCGACATCGTGTCGACCCAGTCGCGGCTGTCGCTGGCCGGGAACTGCACGCACTGCTCCTTGAACTCCTCGGCCCACTTCCTGAGCTGCTGGTACGTCGGCCCGGCGGCAGGCAGCCAGACGCGGCCATTCTCGATCAGGTCGGTCACAAGCCGGACGCGGGCGATCTTGTCCCCGAATTTATCGGGGTTGAACGGCGTCGCCAGAATACCGGCGCTCGAGAGATCACGGATCAGCATCTGCCCGTTCGCCTTGGCCTCAACCAAGACGGTGTCGGGCTTGCGGCTGGCGGACTTCTTGATCGGCATGTTGTAATTGTCGTCGCGATAGTCCGTCGCCATGCGCTGCACGACGCGCCTGAGCTTCGGCCACTCGGCCCGCTCGCGCCATGCCGACAGCAGGATGATGTTCGGGATATTGTTCTCATCCTCGAACACGCCCCACGTCGTGGATGCGCTATACGCCGACGTCTTATTCGCCGTCAGCGCGGTGTCCCACGCCTGCAGCACATAGATCAGCTTCGGCGTGTCGGGCTGGCGCCACCACTTAAACCACTCTCCGTCGATGATGCCGCCCGAATCCACGACCGGGTTCTGCTGATACAGCGACGACCACATCCGCTTCGTCGTGGACGAGCGGTCGCGGATTTTTTCGAGGTTCTCGCGCCCGAACTGCGACGGCCAGAGCGCCTCGCCCGGCTCGCGGCCCAGCGGGTCTTTCTCCAGCGCCAGCGCGGGCAGGATGATGCGCTCCCACTTTTCGCCGGTTCCGTCGCGCTCTTCCTGATCGAGCATCCCGAAGTGGTCGCCGAGGTGCCAGCGCGTCCCGATGAGGATGATCGACGTGTC